TTCAACTTCTTTTTCAATGGATTTGTTACCCGATGTTAAAGATTGTCTGACTTTATTAAGGAACGATTGAGTTTTTGTTTTTGGTTCTTCTTGAAGAACAGGTGTTATTCTTCTACCTGCAGAATCGTACTCTATCTTTTTAGTTCTTTCGTACAATTCTGGTTCCCAGTCTTTTGTTGGTTCTTCTATGTTTATCTCTGGGATTTCTATATCAGATGGGATTGTTTCTGTAGATACATCTGCTGTGTCTTTGATATCGACACTATCATTTAAACCAATCACTTCTTGATTGGTGGTATCTTCGCTAGGTCTGGTACTGGTTGCGGTCTCGGTGGGCAAGTTGGGCAAGTGCTCATTTTGTCCTTCTCTTTCTCTCTTTAGTTGCCAGTTAGCAGCAACTAACATAAGAACTGCTAATGGGTCAAATACCAGCACAATCAAGATGATAACCCAACGAACTGATTTTTCTAACACATCAGTTTCTGGATTATCACCATAGATTAGTGCTGCAATGTACTTTATTGGTCCGACTTCTGCTTCGATTTCACGGACTTGACTGGCGATCGGCGCACGTTCTTCTTGGTACTTGGCGATTTTTCCTTGGGCTGCTCCGATTTCTCCAAGGAGCTTTGTTCGCTCGGCTTGCTGTCCTCTGCGGATGGCGATGGAACGCTCGGCACCTCTGGCGTCTTCTGTTCTTGCGATGGTTTGATCAACTTGCTGATCCAGTTGAGTAATTGCTTTACGGGCTGCATTTATATTCTCCTTTTCTGTTTTAATTTTCTCATCAATCAGAGCTAATTTAGATTGAGCATCTCCTGTAGGAATTGCTTGATCCAAATGTGCCTTTGATAAGAAACCGAAGATGCCCATCGAAGTGAGTAACATTAAAACAATTAGGGCGATCGTGAAGTATGTCTTCATCAATCTTGGGATGTCTTTCCAAGAACGATAAAGCCATGATGCCACCGTGAGTTTTGCTGCTTCCAACAAAGTACCCATGATGGCAATTGGGATAACTGCTGCTGCAAAGATGGCGATTAACCCAGCAACTGCATAATATGCAGCTACTGCTGATAGTGCCAACGCTACAGTAAACAGTAAGTATGTCATAGTTTGTTTAAAATATGAGATCCGTGAATCCTACACATAATGTTATTGTTGTAGTATTCGGTGCTCTCAAGTACCTTTCGGAAGAATTGCTCTCGTGATTCAACATAAGAACATTCTGCTTTTGATTTACAAAAATATAAAATCTCTCTTGAGAAGTTTTCTTTCCCAAGAGAGTCTATATCTTTATTTAGTTCTGCTGATGAACCGAAATACTCTTGCCAATCAGAGTCGATCTTGCTACGGATCTTCTTTTTCTTCTTAGTACCATTCTTTAGCGTAACTGTCTTGGTGGTAGTTCGAGAAAACTTAGCAAGTTTTTTACCGATATATTTACGATCGTTAGTTAGATTGGTGATTAGATACACGAATCCTACACAATCCTCAGGCAGTTCTTCTACTGGTTTGTTTTGATAATACCAAGTCATTCTTCATCATCGAGATCCTCTTCTTCGTAGATGTCAGCTGAACAGACTGGGCAATATACGCAATCTTCGGTGCCGTGGTCATCTCCTTTGAGAGTGATCTTTCCTCTCGCTCCACATTCTGTACACTCAAAGTATTTAGTTGCCATTCGTTATCCCCTTCCTGATGCTAATACAATCTGACAAATATGTTCTAATCGTTCAATGTGTTCAAACGCTCTCCATGGACTCGAATCGATAGCTACTACACCATGACCTTTGATACCTACAATATCATATTCAATGTTTCCATAGTGATTTAGTTTTAACTTAGTGAAACATTGTTCTGCAAGTTCTTGACTAATTGGTGGAACATCTCCAACATTAGGCGCAACCTTAGTATAACGACTGAGTTCTGGAAAGTCATCCGCCAGAGTAGCCAACTCAATGCCACGATGCATAGCTGCAACACAGTAAGTTGGATGAAAGTGCATAACTACACGAACATCATTACTGTGCTGTCCCATGTTACACTGTAATCCAAAATGGAGAGGAATCTCCCCACTTGGTTTTAGGTTTTTGCTAATATCAGTATAAAACTCTTCTCTCCACATAAGACTGCTAACAATCTTGATCTTCTTAAACTGATCAGGTTGCATAGTCTGTTTGCGCACACCCGAAGGTGTGATGTAAAAGTGATCACGATCGTGGTGTCGAATAGAAACATTACCATCACGACTAGTAATCCAGTTGCGACGGTATGCTTCTACCATAGTATCACAAATAGTTTCTAACATTAAGCAGCCTTACCCCAAACATCATCCCAAGAACCAGATAGCGCACCCTTGGCATAATCGGTCACACGGTTCTCGAAGAAGTTACCATGCACTGGTGCATTGATCATTTCTTCAACCCATGGTAAAGGATTCTTCTTACGTTTAAAGATACCCTTCATACCCAAACCAATCAAGCGACGATCTGCGATATAACGAATATATTCTTTAACATCCTCTGCTTTTAGATCACGCATATCACCAGAAGCGAATGCTAGATCAATAAACTTATCTTCTAACTCTACCATCTTTTCAGCGATGGTGTAGATTTTACCCTTTAATTCATCGTTCCAAATCTCTGGGTTTTCTTTGATGTATTCTTTGAATAACTTCATCATTGATTCAGCGTGCATAGTCTCATCAACGATGGACCATGTAACAATCTGACCCATACCCTTCATAATACCATGACGTGGGAAGTTCAACAACATGATGAACGAAGAGAACAACTGCATACCTTCAGTGAATGCCGAGAAGATAGCAATGTGTGCTGCAGTAGATTCAATTGTACCATTCTTGGAACTTTGCTCGATAACATAATCGTGCTTGTCACGCATCGCCTGATACTCAAGAAACTGATTGTATGTTGACTCTGGCAATCCAAGAGTCTCAATCAAGTGAGAGTATGCAGCGATGTGTAGTGCTTCACGTGCAGCAAAGCCAGAAAGCATCATACGAACTTCTGGTTGTGGAAAGTGCGGTAGATAATTCTTAACATATCCACCAGCAACGTCGATGTCACCTTGTGTGAAGAAACGGAAGATGTTCGTCAAGAACTCTTTTTCTTCTTTAGTTAACTTCTTTTTCCAGTCTTTGACATCTTCTGCCATTGGCACTTCAGTGTGTAACCAATGTGCTTGTTCATGCTTCAACCATGCTTCATATGCCCATGGATAGTTAAAGGGTTTGAAGTATGTTCTCTCATCTGTTAGTTTATTATTTTTCTTTACCATTATTCTTTGTCCAATTCTAGTTGTATGTGATTGTCCACTATAGAAACTCCGACCACTTCACGCATTCCATATTCAGTATTAACCAAAACCTTAATTATTTGTTTGGGTTTAGGCAACTCTCCACTCGCTTTAGGGTAGAGTGCTGCCCAATATTTTTGAATCTTTCCAGCTATGTCGTAAGCGTCCATGGTCACCCCTCACAAGCTAAACATTCATTACCTTGCGCTAAGTCGTGTAAGTTAATTTCTTTGATAACTTCACGTTCAATACGCTTTGCGACTTTATCGGCTTTTGCGATCTTATCGCTACGGCAGTAGTACATAGTCTTAAGACCAGTCTTCCATGCCATAAAGTGTACAGCGTGGATATATTTGATATGACTGTCTGGTCTAAAGAATACATTCAAAGACTGTGCTTGATCTACATATACTTGCCTATCTGCGGCGTGTTGTACGACCCAACGCTGGTCAATTTCCATAGACGTCTTGAAAACATCTTTTGTCCAGTCGTCCATCCAATCAAGGTGCTGAACGCTACCATCATTCGCAATAATACTACGCCAGATTTCATTATACTCATCCGTATTAATTGCCCCTTGTTCATCAGCCAAATGGTTTTCAATGACTTGATCAAGATAGCGATTCTTGTTCAAGTGAGAACCCGATAGAGTGTCTTGACGATAAGCGTTGGCACGATAAGGTTCAATACTAGGAGAAGTATTCCCCATGAGAATGGAAGAAGAAGCATTGGGAGCAATAGCCATAAGATGACTAAAGCGATTCCCAGTCCCAACTGCATCAGGAGCTTCACCTCGCTCGGCACCCAATTCTTTATTTGCAACATCTAGTTTCTCTCTAACTGTAGAAAAGATTTGTTTGTTAAGTCCTACTGCCATGCTTGATTCCCATGGGATATTCTTGCGCTGTAGTAATGCATGCCATCCAAGCGCACCAATACCAATACTACGCTCACGCATCGCAGAATACTTTGCACGTTTAATAGCGTTGGGTGCATGATCAATAAAGTATTGAAGAACATTATCTAGCATTTCTGCGACGTCACGCAAGAACGTAGGATGATTCTTCCATTCATCATGGTATTCTAAGTTTAGAGAAGACAAGCAGCAAACAGCAGTACGCTTTTCGTTTGTTGGCAGAATAATCTCAGAGCACAGATTTGACTGGTGAATCTTCAGACCTTTGTCTTTAAGCCATTGTGGCATCTTACGATTAGACTCATCAATAAAGTGCAGGTATGGTTCACCAGTAGTCATACGCATTTCAAGAATACGCATCCACAGTTCTTTGGCAGAAACAACTTCACGAACTTCGTTAGAAGCTGGATCAATAAGTTGCCATGAATCATCTGCATCAGAGTCAATCATGCATCGTTCGATAATTTCCATAAATGCATCAGGGATGTTAATACCATGGTGCATGTTCAACGTGCGCATGTTTTGATCACCTGTTGGCTTTCTCATCTCAAGGAAGGGAATAATATCTGGATGGGAAATGTCAAGATAAGCAGCATAAGACCCACGACGAGTGCGACCTTGGCGATACGCCAAGCTAGATGCATCGTAAATTTTGAGGTGCGGCATAACGCCAGTAGACTTGTCATCCGACGAACGAATACCAAAACCAATCCCAACACCGCCACCGAGCATACTAAGCCAATTAGTTTCACTAAGATTATCAACTAAACCCTCCGCTGTATCTTCAATATAATTTAAAAAGCAACTGATTGGCAAACCACGTTTCGATCTTCCAAATGAAAGAATTGGTGTTGAGTATGATAGCCAGTGCTTTGATGAATAATCATACAAACGCTGAGCATGCTCAGGATTGCTACCAAACTTTGAAGAAACGTATGCGAATCTTTCTTGAGGAGAGACTTCATCGTCTCTCATATAACTTTCTTTTAATCTAATTTTTCCTAGTTCATCAAACAATTCATCACGAGAAAAGTCTACCTTTATGCCATGCACGACATTTTCCATTTGTTGCTCCACCTTATTATTATTGATTTATGAATTCATTCGCCAGAGGGAATACCTCTGCGATAACTTTGGCACATTCACGTGCGACTTCCATGTGTTCCTTTTGTGTACCATTACTACTACGCAATTCGATGAAGTGGATCCAGCTACGTAGTGTACCATTCATATACAAACGACTAACTGTAAGACCTTCTGGTAAGACAGCACGTGCTTGCTCTTTGGCAATACCATTTTCAATAGCCCACTTATATTCTTTTTGAACTGCATAAAGAACACGCTTTTGAGCACGTTCCCATTCAATGGCTAAAAGCCTTTGCGCTTCATCTGTCTTATCAATTTCTACGCTGTTCTGACGATTCTTGGTATCTTGAAATCTTGCTTCTCGAAGTGTAAATGCTTCTCCGATTTCTTTAGTTGGGTCAGCATATCTTTGGCTGAACTCTTGGAATGAGAAAGAACGATGGCGTAAAATCTGACGAGCAATATCACGAGTTGTTTCTATCTCTAAACATGCACTGACCATCTCAAGTGGCGACCAGTGTTTATGTTTCACTAGATAACGAATCAATTTTTCTGATGTCTCTGTGTTGAATTGGTTGTTGGGATTGCTGACACGAGCACAGAATGCTACTAGTTCTTGAACATCCACTAAACCTTCATCATACATTTCACGACTGGGTTTACTGTAACTAATTAACTTAACTTTCAATTTTTTCTCCATGTACTAAAATTCAATTTGGCAGCAATACCATTATAGGTGTTTGTATTTATTAGATCAATAATTTCTTCCGACGTTAAACCGCCATGTAAAATCATCTCATTTATATCTTTTTGTGGCACTGTGTTTGGGAACATACAAACACTGTAACCTAGTTCAATATATTTTTCTAACTGTCTGACGATATCTTTGTTTCTTGGCTCATTGTCCATCACAATCGTTGCATTAGTGAGCAGCTTACGAATAGTAGGGGTATCAAAACTGCTTCCTGAAACAGCCACTGCATTTGGTAGAAATAGCGAGTCAATTGGTCCTTCAACAACATAAATCCTTCTTCCATAATCAATACGATCGAGTCCATAAATTTTCTCCTCATTGTCATCTACCTTGATGGTATAATACTTAGGCTCCTCATTTCCATACGCTCTAGCTTGAAAGGCAAAACATTTACCAGCTGGAGTAAAGTATGGGATGATCATTCTAGGATGTTCATCGATGATTGGTTCTTGAAACTTGGGTGATACCGAGTTAGTGAACTTTTTAAACTTAGGTGCAAAATACAAAAGATACCATTTGTCACGTGGTATCTTTCTGTTTTCAACATACTTTATAGCTGGGTGAGATGGGTTTTCTAGCGCAAGTTTATCAAGCCTTTTAAGAGAACTAAGAAAATCATCTTCAAGCAATTCATTCTGTTCTGGTAGCATTTCCGCTACGTCTTTGTGTGAGTTATATTTCGAAGCACCAGACTTATATCTTTCCAATACATACTGGTCATACAAATGACTGTCAACATACTTGATAAGATTACCAATGTTTGTGCCATGTCCACAGTTGTGACACTTTACAAATAAGTCTTGCTTCGCACGATAAATGTAACCACGTGCCTTCAACTTATTTTTGGATGAGTCACCACACACTGGACAAGAATAGTTCCAGAGATATTCGTCTTTTTGTTTGAAATTTCGCAAGCGACTGCCCAGTATTTGGGCGTACTTTGCATCAATGTATAACATAACAACTCCAAGAGATAGAGAGTTATTTTACTCTATCTCTTGTTATAAAGCAAGTTTATTTTGATCCGATTAGCGTAGCAATTAGATCCATGTGACCAACGATGTAACCAAGAACGACTGCTCCACCAACAATCATCCAACGCCATCTCTCAAGAACATCAACTCTTTCTGAAATTTGTTTGACGTCGTTTTGCAACTCATTTTTCATTTCATTATGTTGCTGTTTAGACATTTCTGCTTGCAAATTCATTCTATTTTCCAAACGAGTTTGCATATCATCCATCTTATCGACAATTTCTCGAGTTTGAGTTGTGACACGAGAGTGTAAGTCTTTGATGTCAGTTCGCATCTCTTTCACATCTTCCTGCATAGATTCCACTTGGGCTTCCAATTTTGCAATTCTCTCTTGTTCCATACGTCACTCTTAACCAATACGCCAGTTAGTTCCGTCGCTGTACACAGGACTTGGTACAGTGTAAGTAGTTGGTGTAACGATTGAGATAGTATTAACGCTCATTGGTGATGTTGCACCAGAAACAGGAGTCGTGTTAGCTACCCAAGCACCACTTCCACCTTGAGCCATTGCATCGTATGTAAACACACTAGTTAAAGTGAATACACTAGGTGAACCACTATTACCAGTAGCTGTTAAAGTAGAACCAATAGGCACACCAGCTTGTAGCGCAGTCAAGAAGGCACCAGCTACGCTAGCAATTTGAATTGATGAACCATTAGAACCAAAAGTAACGCTACCCATCTCCATCATACTTTGACGACCAAGTATTGTGATACTGGCAGTGTTAGTTCCATCGCCAGCAGCAACAATAGCACCGAATGTTCTTGAGTTAGCGTTAGTGACGAATCTTGTAGCACCAACACCAGCAGTTGATGCACTACCTAGAGCAGATACCAACACTGGAGCAGGGGTGCTACTACCACCGCCACCACCAGAAACTACATTACCTCCAGGTGTCTCTCCATCAGAGATTCTTAGTGTTGTAGTAGTTGGATCATAGAATAGATCGCCTTCGTTACCGATAAAATCTTCGGCGTCTGTGTTGCCAATCTTTTCTACGAATGGTTTGAATGTTTTATTAGACATTTATACTTCCTTAAAATTATACGATTAATCCAGATCCTGGGAATCCCATAACGAATGTTGGGTCATAGAAGAATTGACCAGTAGCTGCAGAGTTTTGGTTATGCTGCGGTGTATTACCTTTCAATCCAGACCAAATAGTGCAGCTGTGACCACCCTGATTTTCAACAAAACGAAGTCTAACAGGATAATACTTATCAGCAATCAATGGATAAGCTAGTGATGCGGCAAATTCATTATTCGCTTTTACTATAGCATTAGAACCAGTGAATCCAGAAACTGCGTCCTGACCTATCCACATCGCAAAAAAGTCATCAACTTGCGCACAGAAGATAAAATCGCCACTCTGTGCTGGTTTGAAGTAGCCCATCCATTCCATAGTGAAATTTGTTGCAACATCAAGATCAAAACCAAAACCAACAGCAGGGTCATTCAAATTTTGAACTATATTATATGTAGCTGGGAAGTCAGGGTCTTGAACATAGTTGCTACCGAATGCCTGACCAAGAAATGTTCTACGATACAATCCAAGCGATGGCGTTCCTACACTAGATGCTTCGTAGTATCCAGAAACAGGAGCTTGTGTCACTGCTGTTTGAGTTACTACAGAAATGGGATATCCATTACCTGGTGGGGGATAGATCCACCCCCCACCGCCACCTTGTTCTGAATAGATGGCGGTTCCGATGATTGATTGAAACATGCTCATATTAATCGATCCCTAATCCAGCACCAGACAACATCCATCTATCAGTAGCAATCTTCAATAGAGTCGCCATTGAGTTTGCTGGAATATACCATGCAACATTATATTCGTCAAAACCAGCACCGTAGATTCTAGTTATGTCACTGTCTTGTGGATCAATATAAGTCCTTCCATCAGTACCAGAAACGATAGTAATTGCTGTACCAACTGGGAACAACTCATGTGCTTCTGTTGGAACACGGACAGTATTATCACCACCATTGTTATAGTAAATATGACTACCTGCGGCAGAAGATTTTAAAGTATACTCATCTTGGTCAACTTTAATTTGTGGGATTTGTACGCTAGTTTGGTTAGTACCAGTTTCACCCATTAACACAGATTGTTGAGCATATCCATTACCATCTGCGCCATGATTACCATTGTAGTAAATGCTATTAGAACTATTGTCGGTAATAATCATACCCCAAATGCTATCTTCGTATACAGTGCAGTAGCTGCTACCAAATCCGAATGGTCCGTTTCCATTACTATTGATAACGTCTCCAGCACCGTATGGAATACTGTCAAACCTTACTGTGGCACCCTCATCAGAAATACCTTCACCAGTGATATACCAAACATTGCTATTATCAGTAGCTTGAGATATTAGTCTAAATGTATTAAAATCACCATCTGCGTATCTAATCATTCCATACATACCTGACTCTAAGTCGATACCAATTTTAATTCCATTACCTAGTGTCATCTTACCGTTATAGAAATCTGCAATATATGATGAAGTGCTCTTGTCAGAACTGATAAAATTGGCTGTATCATATTGATCTTCACCACCATCTTGGATGAAGTACTCTGGCCAATAACCATTTGAAACTCTATGTGGTGAACCACGGTATGCAGTGCCTGATACAGTCCAATCACTAATACCATCTGTGCCGATTTCAATAACTTCAAATTGTGCAGATGTACCGCCAGTATTCAAAATGAGAGTATCACCAACCTGGTAGTTCTGACCATCATTGACCATTTCCCATTGTTCAATAGCACCAGATGATGTACAACTGATAACTCTAATTGAAGCTCCAGTGCCGCCGACTTCGCCACCTATACTATACGAGTTATCTCGCTCCTGTGGAATAATGTCAGAGCCTGGATTGGTCATTTGTAAAGATTTGATGTGACCACTCTTTAGTTCGGTAACAGTAAGAGTCAAATCATGCTCGCCATCGATACCATACATTTGCTGTCCAGGGACAATTATTACATCTCCAACTTCAAATCCTTCGCCTGAATCGTAAAATGTTACACTAGCGTTATCATCATACAATGAACTAAAGTTGTCTGCATTCACAGTAACTCTAAATCCAGCAGTGTAATTTTCTGGATTTGTGTTTGTCTCTGGCCAAACATATTCTGGGTCAGTGATACGGAAACCATCTTCAAAACCGAAGTTTGGGTATAGAGTTCCTGTTGGGAAAACGCTGTTTAGTTCTTTACTATTATCATAGAATGCTTCCTTCATATCATTAATATCGGTTCTTCTTTCGTCATTGTCGTCGTATAATACTAAGTCAACGAACTTACGAACAAACGCACGAAGAAGATCAATAGTAAGAAGAGTTTCTCTATTGTTAGTATCATTACTGTACACGTTAAGCAATACAACAGTGTTTGCGCTACTACCACCTTGACCTTCGTTAAGAGAAGTCACATAGAAGTCATCACGGTTAGTTTTATTGCCAGTGTACTTAATGTAATCAACTTTTTCTTCGGCATTGTGAATGACGATCTGAGCAATGTTTGTCTCAGTGTTATTCAAGAACTGATTACAACCAGCTTGGAATCCACGATATGTGCCAGAATCTTGACTACTTAATAAAGATTTACCACCAGCAGTTGCACCATCGGATAAACGAAGATCACCCACCGCTGGATCATAGAAAATTTCTCCAGGTTGCCCGATATAAGAAGTCGCTGGGCGTCCACCCATCTTGTCAACGAAGATTTTATTTGTTACATTTGCCATCTTTATTCCTTTTACTTTACGCTATCAAAGATTTGTTTTTGGGTCTTATACCATTCCATCCAAGTATCTGCTTTGATACGGCACTCGTGGTACTGAGAATAATTTTCAGTCACAACTTTTAGAACATCAGATAATTTTTCTGTCTTTTCTACAAGTTTTAAATCTGGGCATGATTCCATTAGTTCTTTAGGTACTTCTGGAAAATTACGTTTCACAGGGGCTGTTCCAAAAAAACAACCACTAAGAACGAATATCAAAGGAACTAGAAATAAGTTTTTCATTTCTGTGGTCCTTTTGCAGAATTATTTAGTATGTCAATAGTCTCAGGTGTGATGGTGCATTGTGAATCAATCTTCACTTCGACTTCTTTGATCTTTTCCTGGATGACCACTTGTTGTTCTTTAACAACTTTGACTCTGTCTTTATAGACAGTTACGATATTTTGGTTTGCTACTTTAGACTCGGCTTCAGACTTGGCGATCTTTTCTTCTAGATCTTTTACCTTTGCTCGCCATTCCATCTCTACGCCGATCCCACCCTTAAAGTAAACACCAGCAACCAATAGCAACACGCTAACTGCTTGTAGTATTGTTCTGTACGGGATAAACCAAGGGATGTATCTTATTACTAGTTTGAATAGTATAGATGCTACTGTGCCAACGAGTCCTGCGATTAGGACAGCGTTGACAACTAATGCAAGGAATGCGTCTGGTATAAAGTTAAGCAGGAACATTTACAGGCTTTCTCCTAGCCATGACCTGATACTTCTTGATGTCTTTCTTTTGGATCTTTGGTTCGCTAACAGCTGCACCAGCTGTAGAGTTGACAGGAGCCTCTTCAGAGAGGAATTTGTTAACAAGAATCTCTTCTTCAACAAGCGACACTCTATTATCCATCATCTCAAGTAGATTGTCAAATTTTTCTTCCATACCTGAGATAGAACGACTTCCTGATGCGTAGTGTTCTTTAACTAACCACAGTGCTGCAACTAACGATTTAGTCTTTTGCTCGCCACCGATTTTGTTAATGATCTTTTTCATGTTAAAAGATAAACGATGCAAATACGTGTATGCATCCTTCTCTTCAGAAGTTTTGAGAGTACTAGACTTCTTTAAATTTTTACCATTCTTATCAATGATACCTAACTTAAATGCTTTTGTGTCTTCAAAATTAGTGACAAGCATCGTTAGTATACGATAAGCAATAAGGTTATCAATTATACGACTCATATCTTCCTTAGAGTAGAGATAATTCTTTCGTCAAGAACAACATTAGATAATACTATACTGTATTCTGGCACTTCTTCTGGCATCCTGTTAAGGTATACCAAAAATGTAACTAAAGCAGCCCAACACTCTTCATCAATTTTATGAAAAAGCATTTTAGTTGCTGCATCACCAAAGATATTATATAAAACAATGATATGGTTGAGAATCAAACGCTCTCTTAATTCACCATTGTTTTTATATCTTGATAATAATTTTTTAAGATAAAGAAACTTTTTTAAATCTTCTTCGAACTCTGCTAAACTATGGCACTGCGGATTATCGTAGTGGTGCATAGCATAGACTAAAAAATTATTATCATTTATTTTTTCACTAACCATATTTTTCACATAGGTGAGGGGAGCCATTCTCCCCTCTTCATAATGTATTTATTAGTCGTCTGGGAACTGACGATCGTCAGCTTGGTCGCCAGAGATAGAACCACCAGCAACTAGTGTTTCATAGAACACACGACCAGCACGACCACCAGTACCAGTAGTACGACGAACCCAACCAGTGTGAGTGATGTTACTTACGCTTTCACCTTCTTCGTTACCACCACCAAGAGCAGCAACTGCAGTGGCAGTAGTTTCATCTAGCAAGTCAAAGTACTGATCATTGTTACCAGTACCAGTCAAGTTAACAGCAGTTCCAGCAGTAGCGTTTGCAGCAGTAGTAGCAACTTTGAAAGTATTTGGGTCAACTGCGATAGCATAGTAAATTGTTTCGTCAGTTAGACCAGCAATAGTAGTACCATTAGCATCATAATATTTGATACGATCACCAGTTGCTAAACCATGACCAGTGTAAGTGATAACTTCAGTAGTAGTATTAACACCAGAAGTTGGGATAGTGCGACGAGGAACGTCTACGAAAACAGATGGAACATTCTCGTAAGAACCACCATTGTTAGTCAATGTAATAACAGTAACTGAGCCACCAGAGATAGTTGCAGTAGCTGCAGCACCAGAACCGCCACCACCAGTGATAGTAACATTAGGTACTTCTAGATAACCAGTACCAGCAAGAGCAACACCCACTTCAACTACACGACCAGCTGAATCATAGTTTTCGCCATTACTGATAGTGTCTACACCGAATATCTTAGATGCGTCACCATGAACACCACTAGTGCTTGATGACTCTGATTGAGAAACGAATACTGGTTTCTCAGATAGTGTGTATGATGCACCTGCAGTAACAGCAGTGATTGCACCACCATTAGTTCCAGATTCTACTGTAGCAGCTGTATTGCTAGCGATAGCTGTGATTACGTAATCTCTGCCACCAGCACGGATTGTGTTACCAATCTTTGCTTGTGTTGTGAATAAAGTGCTTGAGCCAGTTACTGCTCCGTTAGTTGCGATAGCAATAGTGCCTGATGCAGATTTGCTATCTCTATTTCCCCATAGTGCCATTTTATGTCTCCTTAAATTTGGACTTTAATTATTTGTATAGCTTTGAAGTGCCAGTGATTTTACGAGCACCTGATTTAGCCCCAGCTGGGCGTCCACGACCACGCTTCTCAGCTGGTTGTTGTTTTGATTTTTTATCGTCGGCATCATCAGCACCTTCTGGATCAACATAGTTGCCACCGTAAGTACCTTTGTGTCTGTACACACCATCTTTTGTTTCATACTCAAGCATCATAGCAAACTCTTTATAAGAAAACTGTACTTCATCGTCTTCTTTTAATTTTTGTCCTGGTGACACTTCTTTCCAACCTTCATGCTCTGGGTAGTTCTTCACACTCTTGCGAGGAATAACTACACGTTGTTTACCATTAACCATAACAGCATGTGAATTCCACTTCTGTCCTGGGACTGGAGCAACTGGTGCTTGTTCTTCTATTTCAGAGTGTAGATAATCCGATGCTGTTTGAATGTAGTCAGCAGCAAGAGTAATCTTAGACTGAACCCACTCAGGCAAGTTAGTGTCAGGTTGCATTTTTGCTTGCAGTGCCTCAGCGTGACGCATGATAGTCTTTAGTTGAGTAACAGCCATCTCACCTTCGTAGTTGTACTCAGAGTCATCCTTTTCAAACAAACGATCGATGTCTTCTTTCATTTGTTTCTTCATAGCCATACGTGCTAAGTGCTTTGCTCTTGACATTGGTGTATGTGTAGCACCAGACTTGTCTTTGGCATCAGCCTTAACCTTAGTGTATGGACCATCGAATGGTGGATCTTCTTGTTTAGTTTCTTCGCCGAATTGTTTTCTAAACTTCTCTTCATCCTTAACAGCTTGTGCGTGGTGTTGAGAGATAGCAAATGTTAAGTCACGTTTTGTTTCATGACCATCTTTAACTTTAACTGGACCAGCATGAACAGCAGTATGTTTAACCTTTGTTCCAAAGATTCCATTGGCAGTAGAAAGATTTGCGTGAGTATGTAAACCATCTTTATCATGAACAGTCACTAGTGGATCTTCATGAGTAGTTCTCATTCCCTCGCTGATATATTGGTATTCACGTGCGGTAGACATCTCAGCGTGTTCATTAACTGGAACACAGTTAGGAACTTTCTTACCGTTCTTCATCTTCATACCAACTGCAGTGTAACCTTTCCAGCAAGCATCTTTTAAACCACCTGTTGCCTTTTCGGCTTCATCTAGTTCTTCGTTGCGTAGGGCACGACCAATTGCTTTGTTGTACGCTTGAGGTGTTTTGTGCTGTGGTTCAGCATCAGGTACTGGATTACCAGACGCTTTGTAGCGAGCGCCACGAGAAGCATCCATCATATTCTTCATGGTCTTATTACGTTTGGCTTGCTCAGACTTCTCATCGATTTGTTCGACTTCTTCTCTACGAAGTTTTTCTTTTTCCTTGGCTAGTTTCTTGGCACTGTTAGCACCTTGTTGAATCTTGTGACCAAGATAAGCACCAGCAAGAGCACCAAGTGGACCGCCAGCTAAACCACCAGCGATACCACCAGCAACTGCGCCAGTCACGCCTTCTTCGACATGGTCTTCTTTCATGGTACCGTCTGCTTTCTTGTGAGACTTCATACCTTTGTTCTTCATGTACCAAGCAAGAGCATAAGGATTATCGATCTCTTTGTGCTTCTTCATTGCCTTAACTGTACCTTCGAATCCTGGAGGAGAAACTTCTTGGATAGATGATTTTTTGTCTTCTTCGCCGTGTTTAAATACGATCTCTTTGTGAGACTTGCGACCAGAAGGAGAAACTTTGTAGTCAGAACGAGCCATACGTTCTTCGTCTTCAACTGCTTCTTTTAATGCTGAGTGCTTAACTGTAGTCTTTGGACCATCATTGGCTGAGTGGAAGTGTACATCTTCACCTTTACGACGAGCAGTCCAGTGACGACCAGTTTCATCTTTAAACTTATGCTCTTGCTCATCTTTTAACTTAGCAATCGCTTGATGATGTTCTGGGTGTAGTGGAATAGAGAAGTCAGCACCATGGTGAACTGTCTTCATAGTACCCCAAGAATACTTCTGAGTCTTAACTGTTGCTTCAGCGATTGTTTCTTCTTTCACTGGTTTACGCCAGTTATTCATACCATGATGACGATCTAAATGTCGCTCAAGAGTTTTCTTATCTTCTGGAGTTGCACTCTTATGGTAGTATGCTTTCTTTACAGTAGCAGCATCATACATCTTTGGGTTACCAGCAACCTCAGATGGGTCAACACCTTCATCAAGTTCTTCTACTTCTTCTTTACGAAGAAGTTTGAAGTCATGTGCATCGATCTTACCATTCTTGTTCTTGTCGATCTTATGCTGTTTACCTTTTAATGCTTCTGCAATTTCTTTATAAGTTTTCATTTATTCGCCCTTCATGAAGGATCTTAACATCCATCCGTGTTTTTTGTGAATATCTATTCTACCTGCCGCAAAGTCAGCCAAGCCCTGCTCATCTGCAACATCTGCTGCCTTGAATAATTTATTTAGGGATTCCAGGACTTCGTTGTTAGCGGACAACAGATTGCCTATCATAGCAGCAACAGTATCTGGACGTGCTGCGTCTTCTTCTATGGTTTTCATTCTGTACAAATCACCCATACTGAATGGTGCATAATCTTGTGCAGCACGAATCTGCTCTGCTGTTGGATCAATTGCGCCATGTAGTTCTTCATACAGTTCACCAAAGAATGTATGGAACTGCGCAAAGTCTGAACCTTCTACATTCCAATGATATGAGTGTGCCTTGAAATACATAACAAATGTATTTCCAAGGACTACTTTAAGTGCGGCTACATGTTCCATATTAACTTCCTACCACAGTTTCATCATCATAAGGTCCAAATGCAGCAGTCTCAACCTTTGGAAGCCAACCTTCCTTACGCAGTCGAATGATGCAATGTCCTGGACCATCGAATGTAAAACGAAGGTCTTTATTAGCATAAACTCTGTCTGCGATACCAGTTTGGTGAAAATCGTAAAAACCAGAGTTAATCAGATAATAGTGTCCGTGTAGAACTGGACCAGTTGGATTAAGAATCCTGGTCACATCTAATTGTTTGTCTTTCTTTAGACCCCACCACAATCCAGTTATGTAAACTCTTGAACCAGTATAAGTAACTAAACCACCACCAGTTTCATCTGGAATTGTTGTTGGTGCTACATACTCTTGTGTAGCAGTTTTTGTGCAGTTATTTTGAACACTGATATCAATATCACCACCATTTGCAGCAGTGACATAACACTTGATAACAATTTCTGTTTCAGTGTGTTTGATTATATGCTTTTGTGCCATTTATTTCACCATGCCTTGCAAGACCAGTATCTTGCTTTGTCTTTTGGTCCTGGATTATCGCAGTTGTGGCGAGCACGGAAAGACTTGCGACGAGCAGGGATGTTCTTTTTGATAGTCATGTTCTTGTCACCAAAGTTTACTTTGGTTGCTTTACCATCACCATCTAAATCAACGAACACTTTAGACTTCTTAACATCACCAGCCATTGGTTTGTTAAGAGGAACATCACGTCCTTGATATGTTGCTTCGTTTAACCACTCTTTAAAATGCAACATTTTGACTCCCTTGTGTATATTTTGAATGAGACAATCTAGCCTTTTCCATCTTACGAACACGTGATGTTAAACGCATAGCGATTCTACCGATGACTGCCTTGCGTTGCTCGATGGTGCGCTCAATACGTTCTTTTTCTCCAACAGATAGTTTCGCTGGATCTCTACCACGCAACAAACGCTTCTTCATTAACTTGATAGCTAGTCTACGTGAACGCTTGTTAATTGTAGCAGTGTTTGAGTAACGCTTGATGGCAATCTTAGCTGCACGTTCACGCTTGGCTTGAGTGCGACGGATTCTTGTAGCTGCTTTAATTCTTTCTACACGTGAAAGAACTTCCATGATAGCATCTTCTTTAAGTTTTTCTTCTTCGTTTTCTGGTTCGATTTCTTCGCCAGTTTCGTCGTCGATGATAGCCAGTTCATCATCGTCATATGTTTCTAAGTAATCGTCATCAGTCAACTCGTCAGCCATCTTTTCGATTTCGTCATCAGACATCTCTGGTAGATCTGGCTCATAAGCTGACATGTCTACAGCTGGAGAAGTGTCTGAATGATCGCACTGACATGGAGACATACCGCAAACTTCGCATGGCTCTTCTTGCTCTTCGGTTAAACGAGAACGATTAATACGCTCGATTTCATCTTTAACCTTTTTGGTATCGTTACCAAATTTCTTGTGGTGCGCATGAACAGCATGTAAGTATGCCAGACGCTTCTTGGCATCTTCTTTACTTCCAGTGATAGATCCTTTGTCCATGCTCTGTACTTTTTGCCAAGAAGCTGTCATTGATTCTTCTAGTTCAACTTCTTCTTTATTTAATTTATCTTGAATCTTTTTATATCGTTGGAAGTTAGCATCTTTATCAACGTCAGTCTTACCAAACTTGCCAGCGTCCATCTTTTGATCTATTTCACGCTTGGCATATCCAGGAACAACCTTGCGTAGAGTCTGTTTCATCCCTTCTTCAAGATCAACTTCTTCTTTTGTTAAGTTTTCTTTTTCTTTTTTATGTGCAGCGACAAGATCATCTTTTTCTTTTGCTTGCTGCATCATTAACTTGGCACGTGCTTCGGATGCTTTACGCTTTTCTTCTTGCTTACGTAGTGCATCTGCCAATTTTAATCTGGCAGACATGGCTTCGCTCACAGAACCTTGCATCTTGCTAAGGAAACCTTGTGCAAGTTTCTTTTGTTTCTTTGTGTGCTCACCGCTAGTAGCGATATGTTGAGCAGTATTCTCATGACCAGCTTCATCACCATAAGAAGTCATATCCATATGTTGCGGCTTGCTTTGCTCGCCAAGATGATATTTAACTTTACGACGACGTAAGTTATCTTGTTTACCTGGACCAACTAGTGTGTGACCAACTTCAGATTTATCTACACCTTTATGGTTGTGTTCATGGTCGTGATCAGATTCATTGTCTTTCTTGTTGTCACTTTCAGATTCTTCGTGCTCTTGAATCTTTTTCAGCTTCTTAAAGTCATTAAAACGTAGAACATCTTTAGCAATATTATACTTGCTGTTCTTATTAACTGTAGCTTCATTAGCTAGTTTTCTCATCCCAGGGTCAATGCTTCCGTTATTATCGTAACGATGCTGAACACCCTTCTTACCTGCTTTGACTAATCTTTCCATTGCGGCTTTGGCATCAGGATAGTTATCGTGTGTGGTAGTCTTGATCCAATCACCCCTTGAATTGCGATAACCTACATGAATTGTTTCTTCTTTTAACTTAGAAGGTTTTAGAGTAGCGTCATAATCAATACCAACTTCAGTAGCCATCACTAACATCTTGTCTAAGATTGCAAGAGCTTCTGCGTTCAGTGCTTTGGTGCGCACTTTACGTAATGCTGAGTTAACAAGATTCTCTGGATTAGATGAAGATTCTGCATTGTCAACACCTAGCATAGTAGCAATCATTCTTGCCACTTTTACTTTGTCGTTAACTTTTAGAGTCTTATCTGTTAGTTCTTCGTTCATATCTCTTTCTTCCGTAGGTTGAACATCGTAAATCCATTTGGAGATCAACGATCCACTTTCTTCTTTTAGTAGTAAATGATTAGAACCACGTTTGATAATGGTGTACTTTTCACCATTTGATTCTACAATATCTCCCTCGTTAAAAATATCACCACGGAAATATTTTTCTCGTAGTTCGTTTTTAACTAGAACAATTTGTTCTTTGATATGGTCTAAACCCATACCTTCACGAATATCATTCATCAAACGACGACCATCAATCTCACGAACAGAGGATGGAAGTCCTTTTTTGAACTGAGTGTAATCACCCTTAACTGCAAGAGCACGCATCTTAGATGCTGACATACCAGATGCATCATCGGCATCTGGGTCACGTTCTCCAGCAGAGATAACTTCGATTGTGTCAAAGTTAAATTCTTTGCCGTTGTATGTGTTTAACAAACGATTGAATTCTGGGACACGATCGCTACCAGCAACCATAATAAGATTCTTATACTTTTTATTCAATTCTTTGGCTGCTTCGATAAAAGTGCGCACATTGTCGCTAGCACCAACAAAATTGGTGCTCTTAAACATAAGGTTTAAATACTTAACCTTTTTATCAACTGATAGTGGATTCTTTTTGGCATCCTGCGAACGAGATGCATAGATTACGTGGTCAGCTTTCTTTTGCTGAGCCAGTTTTTTGACTGCTTTAACCAACAATTCATGTCCGATAGTCGGAGGGTTGAATCGTCCAAAAGCCATTACTACCGATTTAGAAGGTAGTTCTTTGATTAGTTGTTTGTAATCTTTCATTTAATCCATCTATAAATTGTAATACAATATTATTTAGTCTTACGCTAAACTCAACATAGTCTCTGCCGCAGAACAAATCCATCGGCAAGCTATCTCGTCTGACGCCAGTTCTTGTTGTGCCTTAACCTGAGCGATGTC